AGAATGTTCACATAATCAATAGTAGGAAAGGTCACTGTAAGTCAACAATCTGTCTTGGAATCAATGGTAAATCGTTCAAGATCGAAAGACAATCTGTCAAACACCAAAATAGAAAAGGTGACGTTAATGCGACAACTCACTTAAATTTCTATCGTTCAGGCCCAGACGGTGAAATGATTCAGGACTTGACAGAAGAGCAACGACGTGAAACTGAAAAAGTAGTAAGAAAGCATTTGGGCACATCAGATGATTTTCTAATGACATCAGTGGCTTCACAAGGCCAGATGAACACCTTCATCAGGGAACGGGCCACATCTAGAAAAATGATTTTGACAAAATTTTTAGACTTGGGGGTCTTTGAAAAAATGTTAGAGTCAGCAAAAGATGAATGTAAAGAACTCCAGGGACAGCTTAAAAATGTCCCAGATAGAGATTGGGATGTCGCGATTTATGAATCTAAGAGTGCACTCGACACCAATCGACAAGACATACAAATAATTGAAGATTCTTTGAGTAGAAAAAGAACAGTGCTTCATGAGATGCGATTGGAATTATCTAAATTCGACAATGGCGATGTCGTAACACATCATGACGTAGACATGCAGAAAACTTCAATTCAGAGCTTAGAAAAGAAAAAGTTTGATAATGCTAATCTGCTACTTGATTTAAAAGAAAAGATAAAATCAAATAAAGAAAAAATTAAAAAGATAACAGATTTTAAAGAAGAATTTCCCATTGAATCATTAACTGAAAGTCTCGAGGAACAAAGAAGTATTAAAACGAATGTGTTGCAAGTGAAAGCAACATGTGAGAAAGAAAAAATTAATCTTGAAAATCAGCTTAGATCTATTGCACATCTATCTGAAGTCCCATGTGGTGACAAATTTCCTACATGCAAATTTATCAAAGACTCGTATAACAATCAGAGTCTACTTGAAGGTCAGTACCGTATAATAGAAAGTTTAGAAGAGCAAATTGTAACTTTTGAAAAGTTATTGACAAGATTGAAAAAAGATAAGTTAGAAGAAAAAATCAAAAAGTATAATTTGATCTTAAATCAAGAAATGAGCTTACAATCTATACACAATCACTTAAATTTTGAAATAAAAAAAATGAAAGATGATAGAGTATCAATAGCTCAAAAGATTAAAGAAGGAAAAGTGCTGTTAGAAGAGCTTAAAACGAATGTAGTAGATGCTGATATTGACACAAAGATCTTGCTTTTAAAATCTCAGATACAAACAATTACAGATGAGATCAGCCAGACAGATGCCAAAAGAATATCTCTGGCCGAGTCAGCTGGGAAGCTAGAAAGTAAACTAACGAATCTTAGAGGTGAGAAATTAAAGTTTAAGGCTCTTAAAGATGAGCTAAAACTATATGACTTGTTTATTAACGCTGTATCTAAAAAAGGAATACCGCTTCAAATCATTTTATCTCAATTACCAGCAATCAATGTAGAGATATCAAAAATCTTGCAGGGTGTTGTAGGTTTTACAGTCGATCTTGAAGCAGATCCTAATTCAAATCAAATGGACATTTATATTAATTACGGTGATTCAAAGCGAGTTATTGAATTAGCCTCCGGGATGGAAAAGATGATGGCATCATTAGCTATTCGTGTAGCATTAATTAATGTCTCATCGCTACCTAAGACCGATCTTCTGGTAATCGACGAAGGATTCGGAGCGTTAGATGAAATGAATGTCGAATCATGCAATCGATTGTTAATATCACTTAAGCGTTGGTTTCGAAATATCTTAGTTATTTCTCATGTCGATGCTGTGAAAGACGTTGTTGACAATGTTATTGATATAACTCACAAAGGAAAGAATGCAAAGGTTTATGTCGAGTAATCTTTGTATTAAAATCAATTATGACATGGAAAAAATTAGACAATGATAGAAAGCACCGAATCCTAAGTTCAGGTTTGACAATAATCATACCCACGAAGAATGATGAAGTGATTCCAATAAGTTGTCCCGTATGCAATGTATTCTTTTCTTCAAACCTGGATATGCGTGCCTATCAGAACAGTCAATGCTGTTGTTATTGTGAGACAAAGTATGCCTATACAGATCGGGACAACTGGCTCGATGGCCATCGACCGCCAAGACAAGATATCATAAAAGATCTCAAGGAAAGAAAGTTATTGAAGATTGAGATTATATTTTAACTGCAGGTCAATAATTAATACAACGGGAGTAAACAACTAATGTTAACAATACAAGAGACCCATGTCTTAGGGCAAATTTTAAATACGACGTTTGGAAAGTCTTCAACTGTATCCGCAGTAGGCTCAATAAAATGCCATCTTTATGGAGTTGAGCCAACCAAGATGTGTGTTGATTATACTTCAGTTGTTACGTTTGCAAGTGAAGCTAGCATGAGAGAACAGAAAAAAGTTTTTGAAAATGAGTCAACACAAGCAACTAATGACAAAATGAAAGCAATAAAGAAAGAGTTTAAAGATACAGCTAGTCGCAGCTTAAAAGCCAAGCTTGTTAATACCGAAGATAGCATTGAGATAATAAATGTATCTTCGCATTCTCCAAGAAAGACAGCTTATTATAGACGAAAAACTTTATTTGAAATCGAATAAGATTATGCCTCCACAAAAGCGACCAAGTAAAAAGCATCAAGTGAAGGAAATAGTACGGTGCGGTAAAGATCCAAAGTATTTTTTTAACAAGTACGTCATGATCCAGCATCCCACAAAGGGCCTAATACCATTTCACACTTATGATTTTCAAGATAGGTGCATTACAGATTTTATCGATAATAGATTTAATGTTGTTGTCAAAGCGAGGCAGCTAGGGCTCTCAACACTTACAGCATCATACGCATCTTGGTTAGCTTTATTCCATAAAGATAAAAATATTTTAATTATTGCAACTAAGCTTGCAGTAGCTCAAAACTTCATTAAAAAAGTTAAAGTTTTAATAAAGGGTCTGCCCAAGTGGCTTATTTTACCTGAAATAGTAGCTGATAATAAACAATCAATAGAGTTTAGCCATGGATCGTCTATTAAGGCAATCCCAACATCTGACGATGCCGGCCGATCAGAAGCATTAACGTTATTAATCGTGGATGAGGCCGCATTTGTTAGAAATTTTGATGAGCTTTGGATGGGACTGTACTCAACGTTGTCGACAGGCGGTCGCGCAATTATTCTATCCACACCAAATGGTGTAGGAGGACTGTATCACAAACTTTATACAGACGCGCTAGAAAATATCAATGATTTTAATGCAATAACACTACCGTGGGATGTGCACCCAGAGCGTGACCAGGCATGGCTTGATAAAGAAACAAGTAATATGAACCCACGTCAGATAGCTCAAGAGCTTAACTGTGATTTTACTTCTTCTGGCGATACATTTCTAACATCTCATGATATTGAATGGGTATCAAATATGATAAAACCACCAGCTTTTCGTGAGGGCCCCCAAAGAAATGTTTGGGTGTGGAAGCGCCCTCTGAGTGAGCATCAGTACATCGTGTCTGCAGATATTGCTAGAGGTGATGCACGAGATTTTTCTGCTTTTCATATTATTGATACAGAAGCCTCTGAGATAGTTGCTGAGTATAAAGGAAAAATTCCACCAGATCGATTCGCTCAAGTATTGTATGACTGGGGTACACAATACAATAACGCATTATTGATTCCAGAAAATAATTCATTTGGCTATGCAACAATTCTTAAGCTAAAAGAGTTAAAGTATCCCAAACTTTACTATAGAAATCGAAAGTCAGTTTATATTGGCACGTATACACCTAATTATGATACTGATAAAGCAGGTTTCGACACTCAGCGAAAATCTAGAAATCAAATATTAACAAAACTAGAAGAGATTTTGAGGAATAAAGAAATAAAAATATACTCCAGTCGACTTTACGATGAATTGAAAACTTTTGTTTGGAAACACAGCAAGCCACAAGCAATGAAAGGTTACAATGATGATTTGATTATGAGCTTAGCAATAGGTGTGTGGTTGTATGATACGTCACCCGATTATAGTAAAGACGCCGCGGACTTAAACAAGGCGATGCTTCAAGGTATGAAATTTACTAGAAATCAATATCGAGATAGAAATGTAGGAGGTCACATGACTGATAGAATGAATCCATTTATGCCGATTTCTATGAATCACAGTGACGTCGACAAGGATGCTGACAAGTCGGTCGGAAATAAGTTACCAGCAAATTTTGACTGGTTGTGGAAGTAATTTAAATGGCAGACAGTAACAAGAATCTATTTAAACGGTTAACAAACCTGTTTAGGTCTGGGCCTGCAGTTAAACGTAACGTTTCAAAGTATAAGTCACTATCAAAAGACACGCCTTTCGATACATTTAGAAAAACACAAGCTGGCGCGTATTCTCATGCAATGAGCGCTTATGGGTCATATGATAGGGCTTCACGGTATGCAGACTTTTCAGAAATGGAGTATATGCCCGAGATAGCATCAGCATTAGACATATACTCTGAAGAGTCTACATCACCTGATGAGGGCGGAAGAGTTCTCCACATATACTCAGAAAACCCTCAGATTCATGATATACTCGAGGAGCTATTTTCTGATGTTTTGAATATTGATTTCAATCTTTCATCATGGGTCCGAACCCTTTGTAAGTATGGCGATTTCTTTTTGTTCAATGACGTTGACCCGGATACCGGTGTCATTAATGCCTATCCTATTCCTGTCAATGAGATGGAAAGAGAAGAGGGGTTTGATCCAGAAGATCCCATGGCAGTAAGATTCAGGTGGGTAACACAGGGTAATCAAATATTAGAAAATTGGCAGATATCACATTTTCGTCTTTTGGGGAATGATGCATTTCTCCCATACGGGTCTTCCGTTCTAGAGGCAGCTAGAAGAATATGGAGACAGTTGATATTGATCGAAGACGCAATGCTAGTGTACAGAGTTATTAGATCACCTGAACGTCGGGTTTTTTATATTGATGTTGGAAACGTACCGCCAGAAGAAGTTCCAAATTATATGGAGCAAGTTCAAACAACATTAAAGAGAAGTCAAGTAGTCGACAAGAAAACTGGCAGGGTGGACTTAAGATATAACCCTCTTTCTGTTGACGAGGACTATTTTCTTCCAGTAAGAGGTACAGAAACAGGGACAAAGATAGACACTTTGGCCGGCGGCACTAATCAAAATGATATCAATGATGTAGAGTACGTTCAAAAGAAACTATTTGCAGCTTTAAAAATACCAAAAGCATATCTTGGATATGAAGAAGCACTATCTTCAAAAGCAACGCTTGCTCAAGAAGACATCAGATTTTCTAGATCTATTGCAAGAATTCAACGAACAATTATTGCAGAGCTCAATAAAATAGCCATTATAACACTTTATGTGAAAGGTTACGATGGTGATGATCTTATTGACTTTGAATTAAAACTTTCTAATCCGTCGACTATTGCCCAACAACAAAAATTAGAGTTAATTCGAACAAGATTTGAAATCGCAGGAACAATGCCAGAGGGAATTGTTGATAAACGGTGGGTCCGAAAAAATGTCCTCGGACTTACAGATGAACAAATTCTTGAAATTGAAGAAGGCAGAGAGCTTGATAAAAAACGGGAACTTGAAATTGAATCAATTCAAGCACCGGCAGCACCAGGCGCCGCGGGCGCCGAAGCCGCGGCTGAACCGGGTGGTGTCTTTGGAGCCCCCGGAGCCGATTTATTCGGTGGAGGCGGTGAAGAAGCAGGCGGTGAAGAAGCAGCTGCGGAAGAGCCCGCCGGAGAAGAGGGTGGAACGGAGGTGGCAGGTTACTCACCAAATACCTTACCACTACTAATAGCCGGTGATATTGACGAGCTTGATTTTAAAGAAGTAGACTCAGCAGATGAGCTAGATCTTCTAATTGACGAAGACGACGACGACGACGAAGACGAAGACGGAAATCCTGTGAAGGCTTCTTCAAGAGTAAAAAAGAAAGACTTGAAAAGAACACCAGCACACTTGCGTCCGCCCATATACGATTTAAGCCCAGACTCTCCAGATGGGCCATACGGCCATAAGGGCTCCCGCAGCCCTGGACGAGAACTGGCAAGAATAGGCAGCCTTTCCATGAAAGAGTCAGACATATTTTTTAATAGTTATTTTGACAAACAGATCAATCAAACTTCAAAGTTCAACAATGAGATGCGATCTATAATAAAAAACTTACGATCAAAGATAAGTAATAATGGATCCGAATTACTAAATGAATCCGACCCGGATAAATCAGATAGTGGAGACTAAGTTCTAAATGGCAAAGAAAACACACAACAAAAAAAGAAATGTAGGCGTAATATATGAAGTTTTAGTTCGATATATTGCTGAGTGCATAGTCGAAAAGCGTATTGATGAGCGAAGAATTGCATCAAGAATTTTAAAGAAGTACTACGCTAAGGGTACAGAAGTTTTTAAAGAACACAGGCTTTTCAAGTCACTTGTTGAAACAACTGTAAGCACAGAAACAGTAGCTGCGTCTATTTTATCTGAAGCAAAAAAGGCATCCAAAAGTTTTAATGAGAAAAAGTTAGATAAAGAAAAATCAAGTCTAATAAGAGAAATAAACTATCAGTTGGGATCAGATTCTATCTATAATATCAGGATTAATGATTACACTCTTTATGCTACAATTCAAACATGTTTGAATGAGTGGAAGAAACCTGTTTCTGACAACTTGGTGCTTTTAGCAGAATATGAAAATCATATTATGAATAGACTTATTGCTTCAAAAGATGCAACTAATCCTTATTTTGATAAAATGAAAGACGTTGATAACTTTGTTGTCAAACTCATGGCCGAAAAGTTTAATGAAAGATACAGCGGAGCACTTGATGAGTCGCAAAGAACATTATTACGATCTTATGTTTTTTCAAACGATCATAAAGACATCGCATTGAAAATGAATGAACTGAAAGAATTATCTTTGTCACAGCTAAATGAGTATGACACATCAAGTGAGTATGTTATGTTCAAGGTTAATGCAGTACGTCAGAAGATTGCTGAACAAGATTTTGATTCTGTAGATGATGGCACAGTTAAGAAAAGTTTGACGTTAATTCAATTGATGAAACAACTGGAGAGTGAAAATGTCTAAAAAATTCAATGTTCTAAATTCTTACTCAACGTTTGACTACACACCTGACATGATAACAGAATCCAGAGAAGATAATGATGGAAAGATAGTCTTAAAAGGGATTCTTCAAAAGTCAGAAACAGTCAATCAAAATGGGCGAATTTATCCTCGACCCATTCTAGAGAGAGAAATTAGAAACTATCAAAAGTTTATACAGGAAAGTAGAGCACTCGGAGAATGCGACCATCCAGATTCTTCTGTTGTTGAGCTCAAAAATGTCTCCCACATCATTCGTGAAGCACACATGGAAGGCGACACTGTGCACGGCACAGTTGAGCTGCTAGATACACCGTGCGGAAAAATACTACAAAGCCTCGTAGAATCAGGGGTAAAGTTGGGAATTTCATCTCGTGGTGTAGGCTCTACAAAACGCCAGGGCGAGTATCAAGTTGTGCAAGATGACTTTCAACTGATCTGCTGGGATTTTGTAAGTGAGCCCTCTACACCAGGTGCTTTTGTCATGAGAGAAGGAAAAGAATTAATTGAAGAATCAGAGTTAGATCGATTCTTTAACAACTCTGATAAAGTTGATAGAATATTTAACGATATATTGGACTGGGAGTAAGGGATCATGTCATTAAAACATCCATATTCAAACCCGAACTTTGTACCTGAGTATCAAATCTCTGGTGTACCGTACGCAACAGGATCAGGTGCGGGCGAAGTAACATCACAGGATACACCTATACGACTTAACTTTCCTGAAGTTACGAGATGGATAGTAGTTTATAATTCTGGATCTGGCGCCTTACGTGTAGGCTTTTCAAGCAATGGAGCAAGATCAGTCAATACTGCAAACTATTTTGTTGTAAAATCAGGTGCAACCACTCCTCGAATGGAAATAAGGTGCAAGTCGCTATTTTTTACAAAGGATTCAGCAACAGCAACAGACTTTAATATAATTGCTGGCTTAACAACAATACGCTCTGATTATTTTCCAATTCTTACTGGATCAACTTCTGGATCTATTGCTAGATCAATCTTGGGCGGTGTAGGTTAATAATGGCTAAAGTGACAAAAAGAGTTCTCAAGGGTATTGTTAAAGAATGTCTTGTTGAGATTTTAGCTGAAGGTATTTCTTCTCAAGAATTGGGAACAGCACTGACTGAATCCCGTGAGAATAAAAGGCTTGCAGGCGAATCTCGAAAAGTATCAAGCGCTAGGTCAAACTTGCACCCATCAACAGATAATATTTCTTTTTCAAGTGCTCTTGATGGCGTAACATCTGTGATGACAGATGATCCAGTCATGAGTGCAATTTTTGCTGATACTGCTAGAACAACCCTTCAAGAACAATATGGAGCTGAAGCAACTAATCCAAGGTCGGCAATGACCGGCATGGGAAGTCGCCATGGTGATACAGCTGCTCGAGCAGCAGCGGCCAGTCCAATTGAAGATTTATTTGAGGGCGCAGGAAATTGGGAAGCACTAGCATTTGCTGAAAAGAAGTCTCGTTAAATCTACACTTGATGAGAAGATTTTTCGTTTAAGTGATAATTAACTTTGACAACACTTTTTAAGTGATAATAAGTCAGGTCAATTTAAAGGAGCTAAACGAATGCCATCACACAATCAGAACACTGTTGATTACGTCCCTACAGAATTTGCTATGGGCGCTTCGAGTTCAACCAGTTTACAAACAGCTTTCCCTGGATCACCTATTCATGCAGGTGATTTATCTAGAGAAACAACACAAGCGCTTGGAGACGAGTTACTTCTGGGAGATATCGTAAATGATGGGGGGCATACATTTGGTGAACAGAATAGAGACTATGTCGATGCACCCAACTATAACGATGTAGAAACAGGTTCCGGTGGATTGCCAACAACGGCATTTACTCCAAATGTTGCTTCTCCAGGTGAAGGAAGCACTAATCCTGCTGATCAGCCTGACGGCCCAGAACCTGCGGACCCTGGATCAGAGTTTGGCTCAGGCGCTTCAGCTACGTCTCGTCAACCCAATGAAAGCTCTGCGGCCATTGCTGGTCATACCCTTAAAGATTATGGACTAGGTACATCGCCAGGTTCGTGAGATTAAAGTAAGCTGAGGGATATATGGTCCACAATACATTATTGAGAGAGTATATACGGGCCACAATGTTGAGCTTGCCCGATCCCAGAACAGGGTCGGGCTACGGCTCTACGGGAAAGTCTGCATCCGGCCTAGGGACTCAGTATCAAAAAAATTCGATGTATCCATACCGCGAGCCCGATATAGAAGATGCTGAGGAAGAAGATCAAGAGGATGAAGAAACCCACCAGGCAATTCAAAATAAAACGTTAGGTGTGCATCAAACGGCAGACCCACATAAACGAAGAGACTATGGCAACTTTTCAGGTCATTCTGTAAGATTCGATCTTTATCAAGGGCATGAAATACCCGGTCCGCTTTTAACAGCAGAGACTACAGGCATAACAGGGCGGAGCATATCACCTATTCCAAACCTTTATAAAGGACGCCAAGCATCCGGTGCTATGGGTGGTGCTTCACCGTCAGGTTTAACTACAGGTCAAGCACAGAAAGGCGGTCTGGGATCCAAGCGAAAATTTTCAAGTTCTCAAGCATTACCTCGAGATGAGAATATGCCTAGAAAGTTTAAATTGATAGACATACTTTTTGGCTTTATCGACGACGACGAAACGTTGTATTATGATTTTATAGACAATACTGAGGATCAAGTTGAAGAAGAAATATAATATATCAGTATCAGAAAATGATTTGCGTTATCATAAAGGTAAAAGAAATAATAAACATATTGATAGCGTTTCTCAAAACGATATCTTGATACGTCGTTTTCTTAAAAAATGTAAAAAAGAGCGAATCATAAAAGAGTACACGGAAAAGACTTCGTATTATAAATCTAAGGCACAAAAGCGTCGAGAAAAGCGCTCCCGCGCTATTCGCAGAATGCGCCGCGAAGCAAATTCTAAATCTAAATGATAACTTCTAGGGAATATTTGCTTTGATAGGTCATAATTAATCATAGGTTTTTGCTCAGTTAAGGGTGTTATTAAATGTCAGAAGGGTGTTATTAAATGTCAAGTTCACTTTATTTAGACGCAATCGCAGAGGCTAAGCAGTTAAAAGAAGCTGCTGAAGCCAATGCTAAAAAAGCGATAATCGATGCGATGGCGCCACAAATTAGACGCCTTGTTGAAAATGAATTAATGGAAAACTCTAGTGATGTATCCAAAGAATCAGACTTCTTATCTGAAGTATTTGGTCTAACACAGACTGATATTGATCAGGAAGCGTTTGAGATCGATGAAAACTTACTTGAGACACTTTCCACTTCAAATGCTCCTCTTTTAGAAAGAAATGTAACTTTAAGCTTTATTAAAATAGCAAAAACTTTTCAAGAGTCAGCTGTTCTTTATAACACACTTAATGATAAAGATGAAAAAACATATCAAAAATTTGAAACAATTGCTTCTAATTTATTAGATGAGGCAAAAACTTTACGTGACGATTTAATACGTATAGTTGAAGGTGAAGGATCAGCAGACGCTGTCTCTTCTCTAGTTGATAAACTTAACACAGTAATTAAGGAGACGGAAAAGATGTCAACACGCTCGAAAGATGAAGTTCTTTATGAATTAGATCTCAGTGAGCTTAATCTCTTCGAGGAAGAAGGAGATGACGAGCTAGATCTAGATGTCGATGCACCTGCAGATGATGAAGGTGCTGAAGACGAAGAAGGTGGGGACGATGAAGCCCTCGATGATGAAGATATAGGAGACGAAGAAGGCGAAGATGATGTTCAACTTGAACTTGATCCCGAGTCTGCAGAAGCTCTCCGCGCCGCTTTGGTAGCTGCACTCGAAGGCGAGGAAGGCGAAGAAGACGAAGAAGGTGAGGAAGGCGAGGAATTCGAAGAGGGTGAGCTTGGCGTTGAAGCTGCTTATGAAAGTGATACTCAAGCACGTGATGAGTGGATTGAGATCGATGAAGGAATGCTTCGTCGCGAGATCGCTGCCATGCGCAAACTTCGTGAAGCTCCTGACTTCTTAAAGACCAAGGGAATCGCTAAAGACATGGCAGACAGCTGGGGCGGCAAAGGCTCCGGCAAGTCTGGTGATGATTTCGGCGGTGGGAAGAGAGGAAAAGATCCTCTTGCCATGACCGATAAAGATTTAAACGTACATACGGAAAACCGTAAATTAAGAAAAGTTGCTAAAAGTGAGTTACGCAAGAATCGTAATCTCAAAGGCAAGCTATCTGAAGCGATGGGCGCAGTGTCCGAGCTACAGACTCAGTTGAAAGAGATGAATCTCTTCAATGCGAAGCTGCTCTATGCTAATAAACTTCTACAGAATAAGAATATGTCGACTCGACAAATGAGATCGATCGTTGAAGCTCTGGATAATGCAAGAAGTTTGAGAGAAGTTAAGCTGCTATTCAAGACAATGACAGAGTCTCTCTCGTCTAAAAAGACGGGCGGTTCTTTGACAGAGTCAACTGTAAGAAGAGCCGTCGGCTCTTCATCACGTCCGACACGCTCAGCTTCAGCTGACAATTCTCATCCTGAGATTGATCGCTGGGCTACGCTAGCCGGACTTAAAGTGAATTAACAAACTAACTTCTAAGGAGAAATTTAAAATGAGCAAATTCACATTAGAGCAGCTCACCGAAGATATCCGTTCACGCCATATGGGCGCTGAGGGAAATCGCCTTACAGAGAAGTGGAACAGAACTGGACTTCTGCGTGGACTTGACGGTGTACACCGTGAAAACATGTCTATGCTTTTAGAAAACCAGGCTGCACAGCTTCTTCGTGAGACCAACTCCCTTTCAACAGGTGGTGGTGCTCTTTCAACATCAAACGATATTCGTGGTTTTACGAATATTGCTTTTCCAATCGTTCGTCGCGTGTTCGGAGGCTTAGTTGCCAACGAACTTGTTTCAATCCAGCCAATGAGCCTTCCTTCCGGACTGCTCTTCTATCTTGACTACACCTACGGCACAACCGTTGGTGGTGACTATGGTCCCAACGGTAGTAAGATGGGTGGACGAAGTTCAACAGACTCCACGTACGCAGCTGGTCAGTCAATCTACAATAACCCCCGCGGTAAGGGTGTCCGTTCAGGATCACTTGCAGCTGGTGGTATGTATGATCTTGGCGGTATCGGTTACTCACGTGTACACAGTGGTTCTTCACTCCCTATTATGAACGCATTTGGCGCCTGGGGTGGATCAGCAGGTACTACCTGGACAGCTTCACATACAGTTGCTGCACTAACAGACTTCTCAGGTTCTAACGCCAAGTATCTTGGATTTGATCCTCAGGTTCGACGTTCAGTTGATGACGCTGATCTTGACGTAGCATTCTGTATGATCCAGACAGGTCAGCTTTCTGGTTCGGATCTTTCTATGCTTAACCAGATTTCCATTACAGACTTCGGTACTGCTGGTGGCGTCTCGGCATGGGGTGAGAAGTTCCAGGCAGGTAATGGTGTTCTTAATCTCCGACGTGCAACACGTCGTGGTGACTGGGCATCTTCCAAATGGACAGTC